GGTGAACGTGTTCTTGGCCCAGATGATGAACGTCGACCACTTGCCACCGGCCTCGCGAAACGCCGCTTGCAGGACATCCAGTTCACTTGACGACATAGCGACGTAGACCGCGCCGGTGCAGTTGGCCATGATGGGTGTCAATGCGGCCAGGAGGAAATCGTAAAACCCGTCGCCCAGGTTGTCGTTGAGGATGGCGCGGTCTTTACCACGCATCTTGTCCTTGGCGCTGTTGGCATAGTTGACGTTGTACGGCGGGTCGGTGACTGTCATGTCCACTTCTTTGCCTTGCAGCAACACGTCGTAGCTCGCAGCATCGGTGGCATCGCCACACAGCACACGGTGGGCACCAAGCAGCCACACGTCGCCCGGGCGCGAGATAACTGACTCTTGCGACTCGGGTACCTCATCGTCACCGGTTTGGCCTGTGTCGCCTTCGTCGCCCTCGAACAGGTCGGCCAGTGCATCCGCATCAAAGCCGGTGAGCGACAAATCGAAATCGTCATCGCGCAGGGCATCGAGTTCGACCCGCAGCATCGCATCGTCCCAGCCTGCCAACTCTGCGGTACGGTTATCAGCGATCACCAGTGCCCGGCGTTGAGTAGATGTCAAATGCTCCAACACCACCACCGGGACAGTCTCAAGACCGAGCTTTTGCGCCGCAGCGAGCCTACAGTGACCTGCCACGAGGATGCCATCGCTGCCGATCAGACAAGGGTTTGTAAAGCCAAATTCAACAATCGAAGCAGCGACCTGCGCCACTTGATCCTGCGAGTGTGTACGCGAGTTGCGAGCGTAGGGTAAGAGTTTGGCGGTTGGCCATTGCTCGATTTTGTTGGCCAGCCAGGATACGGTCATGAATTTTCCTCTGCAAAATCAATTGTTGGGGTTGCTGGCGCACGTCGCTCTGCTGCGACCGCCTTGAAGGTCTGGCCGGTCGCTGCAAGACTCACCGGCACATCGGGGAAGTTTTGCTGGAAGCGAATGACGGCCACGTCCACGTACTGCGGCGCGATCTCCACCAGGCGGCACTGGCGACCACTGCGCTGCGCGGCCAGCATGGTTGTGCCGCTGCCACAAAAGGGCTCGAACACAATGTCACCGGTATCCGAATACGCTTCCATCACAAACTGAGGCAGCGCCACCGGAAACACGGCCGGGTGGTCAATGTCCTGACCGATCTTGCCCTTGTGGCGCATGATGCGAATAACCGAGTCCGCGATCTTGGTGTCCTGGGTGAGCGTGCCGACATGGTTCCACGAGGTTTTGCTGCCATCTTTGTTGCGCATGCCACCGGCGCTGGTGCCGTCACCGCGCAGGTGCGTATCGCGCCCAGCGTAGATGCAGGGCACGTTTTTGTTGGGTCTGCGCACCTCGGAGTCCTTGCGATTGAAGTGAAACACGAACTCGAATGCTGGCGCAAAGCGTCCACTCCAGTCGCCCGGTAGGCCCGGGCCCTGGTCCCAAACGTACCAGCCAAATCGCCGCCAACCTTGCTGGCGCATCCATGACAGCCAGCCATCCCAGTACGGCATGACTTCCTGCTCGCGGTGGATCAGCCCTAGGTTGACCAGCACCTGACCGGTGGCTGCCATGGGCAGGTTCGCAAAGACGCTGCGCATCAGCGCGTCCCAGTCAACAATCGAGTCGGTGTAGTCGCGCTGGGTACCGTAGGGTGGAGAGGTGAAACACAGCGCAGCCTTTTCAGTTTGCATCAAGGCGGCGATCACGGCCGGGTCACCTGCATCACCACAGATCAGGCGGTGCGCACCGAGCAGCCAGACATCGCCGGTTCGGGATACCGGGTTGACCGGCGCGTCAGGAACTTCGTCAGCCACTTCGGCTTGTTCGGATGGGGCATCATCGACAGGATCACCTTCGATATCGATGAGCAATTTTTCAATTTCTTCATCGGAGAAGCCAGTGAGGTTGAGATCAAATCCAGCAGCATCCAGATCTGCCAGTTCCAGGGATAGCAGTTCGTTGTCCCAACCAGCCAATTCGGCGAGTTTGTTGACGCTGAGACGAAACGCTTTAACTTGCGTTTCTGACATGTCATCGGCGAGCAGGACGGGAACCGTCTCCAGTCCAAGTTGTCTGGCTGCCTTAAGTCTAAGGTGACCATCGACAACGGTGCCGTCACTCCTGGCGATGATCGGCACGCGAAATCCGAATTCATGTATTGCAGCTGCAACCGCAGCTACAGCATGATCATTCTTGCGAGGATTTCGAACGTACTCGATCAAACGGGACACCGGCCATTGCTCAAATTGTTCAGGCAAATGCATAGGGCTTCTTCAAAACACGATCAACAGCGGAAATGACTTGATCAATTGTTTGTCGGCATACACGGTTGCGTTTTGCCAATTCAGTGCGCGCAATGCCAAGGTGCTTGTTCATAACGTATATCGCGACGTAGTCAAACTTAAAGACTTTTGTGTGCGACGATTGATCAATGCTTCTGGGATCAAACAGACCGGTGCGAATTGCGTGAGCATTGTTTTCGGCAACCGTCACCCACTCAAGATTGGAGAGTCTGTTGTCGACTTTCAATCCGTTTTTGTGATTGACGCAGAGATCGTGGCGTTCGCCAACAAATGCATTTAGGACAACACGATGTCCCTTGACGTGCTTCTTGACTTCGCCAACTCTCATTCGATAGACCACGTAGCCATCGACATCAATCGATCCACCTAAACGAATGGTTTCGTACTTTCGAATGAGACGCCCACTCTTGCTTCGCTGTTGTCTACACACCCGATAGACATGACCGTCAACATCTACAGCGTAACAATCGTTTTCGGTGCAGAAAGAAAATTTGTCGTAGCCAAATTCTTTGATGCTTGACGCAATGCTGGCCACCTGCAGTGGACTGTGAGTACGCGTATTGCGCGCGATAAATGTCTGCGCTTCATCCTTGCGGTACTCGACGTTGAGAGGATTCACGGGTTTCGAGCTTTCCAAAAAAAGTACGGCCCGCACGGGTCTTTGAAAACCAGTGACGGGCTGCGAGGTGCGCTATTTCAAGCGCTGGAGTTGAACGTAAAAACCCGCCGTCAGATAACTCCGAGAGCGGGTTCAGAAAAAGTCGGGCTAAAAAATACGGGTCAGTTGCTAAAGACCAAAGGAGCCGATGGCATCCAAATACTGGAGGTCATCGCTTGCTGTGCGGCGTTTGCACGGGCAAGGGGTGTGAATTGAATTCTCCCCCCTGTGTGCCAGGGTGCAAACCTGCTGCTGGTGCAAACCGCTGCAAACTCTGGTTTGCACTCTGTCGGTGGGCGGGTCTTGCGCTGTTGCCCCCCGCATAGGATTTTATGAAAGAAGGACCCCTTTTACCTGCGGCGCTGTCGCTAAATCAGCACGGTCTACCCGCAGTGCGGACACTTTCAAAAAACGAATGCATCGAATGAACTTTGCAGGCGCATCTTGAGTGATTAGCGGAATGGTAGACCGTCGATATATACGCGTCAATAGGTTATTTGACGATTTATCGAGCGTGTCCGTAATGCACTGCCAGCACGCCCAAAGCACTAACCAAAATGCCCTTGGCCTCGTACTGGTTAAGGCTTCGGCCGTTCCAACCCGCCATCGCCGACCACTCACGCACACTCTGCCCAAGGCCGGCAATGTGCCACACCGCACAGCCACCAGGACTGCTGATGCCACCCACCGCGTCCAGAGCCTCACCCAGATGCTTTCGAGCCCATGCACAGCGTTCGGTCATGGTGTCGCGCCACTGGCCACCGGGGATGCGGTCCATAGGGGCCGACCCAGTCGCACTGAGTTGAGCCGCGACAAAGGTGCGTGAGAAGTCTTGGCCTGCGTCATGCATCCCTTGGGTGATGGAGCCATTGCGCAGCAGCAGACCCAGAGAGTCGACCGTCCTGAAGTGTTCAGTGCGGTAAGTTGTTCCGTCCACGCCCTGGCTTACCCACTCGGCCACACGACCACCGGGCAGCCTCACCAGATCACCGGCACTCAGGGGTTGGACACTGGCTTTGCTACCCATGATTGCCATCCACAACTTCCTGCGCCAAGGCCCAGTGCAGCAGTGCCAGTGCGTCGGCCTCGTTGTCGTCAGTCACCGGATGACCCAGGGCCTTCATTGCCGAAATGATTTCTGCCTTGCTGGC